ACCGGCTGCTGCACCGGCCGGCCCGGCCAGCAAGGTGCCCAGCAGTGGGGCGACAGCGCCGACATCTTTTGCAAGGCTCTTCCAGTCCATCACTGACTCCTTGTGCCTGAGATCGCGCCGTCCTGGCGAGCGGCATCCATGCCCTTGAGCTCGGCCAGGGCAAACGCTGCCGCCATCAGCTTGACGAGCGCTGCGCTGTCCAGCCCGCCATAGGCGGCCACCAGCATGCCTTGCAGCTCGGCCAGGCTGCGGGCCTGGTCGACCAGGGCCTTGACCTGATCGATCAGACCCGCCCAGACCGGTTGCCCGGCCACGTCCAGCCGGGCCGCCTGCGCTGCGGTGGGATCGCGGGCAGCATCGGCAGACAGCTCGAGCGGGGTGAAGGTCGCAGCGGACACGAGTGCTGCCTTGCCCACCAGATCAGCAGCAGCCGCCGGCGTGCCGGGCTGGGCCGTCTTTCCACCAGGCGGTGGGTCGGCCTTGGCCGCCTGCGACACGGGGCCAGGCTGGCCGGGTGCACCCGGTGCCACCGGCGCGGGCGGGCCCTTGAGGATGTCCTCGCCGTCCTCGGCTTCTTCAATGCGCAGCAGGCGGTGCACGTCCTTGACACCGATGCGCAGGCCGGCCTGGGCCAGCTTGGGCAGGGCATCGGCGTAGATCTGGATGTCTTCCGGTTCCGGCACATCCAGGCAGAACCGCGGCAAGCGCCTGGGGTCGGCCCCGGCAATGTTGAACAGCACCATCGGCGCGATGAGCTGGCTGGTCAGCGTGGCCGCCACGCGCTTGGCGTCGCTCTTGAGGATGTCGAGCCGCACCTCGTTGTGCACATTGCCCAGCGCCTGGCTGCCGTGCTGGCCCTGGCTGCTGGTCAGCGTCTGGCCCAGGATGATCTTGCTCTGCAGGGCGTCCATGCCGTCCCACATCGTCTTGAACGGCCCGTCGGTGCCGTCCGCCGCAGCCTGGAAGTCGATCGCCATGCTCTGCGGGATCACGCCGCCCGCGTTGTGGCCGATGCTGACCACGGCCTGCAGCAACTTCCTCTTCTCGTCGTCCGATGCACCAGCCGGGTACTTGCCCAGGCGCAGCGGCAGGCCGTAGATCTCCAGGAACTCGGCCAGGTCGCGCACCGCGTAGTGCTTGAACAAGTAGGGCCAGGCCAGCACGCGGCACAGCGGCGCGCGCGCCAGGTAGCCGTTGCGGCTGCGGTGCATGTGCAGCAGCCAGCCGTAGGGCTGCAGCGGCACGCCGAACTGTGTGGAGCCATCGCGCAGGTTCAGGCTGTCGCGGTCCTCGTCCAGGCACAGCCAGCGCTGCGGCCGGGCCTCGAAGCGCGGCTGCAGGGTGCCCTGGTCCAGCGCCCACCACATCTCGATGGGCTTGAAGCCCTTGAGCACCGCATCCATCAGCTCCAGCAGGATGTCCTCCTCGAAGCAGGGGATGGCCTTGATCCAGTCGCGCACCTGGTCGGCGGTCTTTTGCTCCTCAGGGCTGGCATCGTCGGGCGGCTCCACATCCCACTGCAGCGTGGTGACGGCGGTCTTGCGCTTGGCCAGCTCGCTGTAGATCTGGCCGTCGCGCTCTTCCATGTCGTCGGCCAGCTCCAGCTGGGCGATCAGGTTGCCGGCCTCGGCCTGTTGCAGGATGGCATTCAGGCGCAGCGGCGTAAGCGCGCGCCCCGGGTGGGCATCCCATTCGCGCTTGAGCCAGCCCACATGCGCGCTGCCGGCTGCGCCGGGCTGCTCGGTCTGCGGCTCGCGCAGGGCCGCCATGTCGATGGGCCTACCTTCAGCGTTCAGGATCTTTGATGCAGCCACTGTGCAGCCCTCGAATCAATGTTTTGAATGCAGGCCCGTGGAGGCGTTTTTGCCGGCCACCCATGCCGAGATATCACCCCGCCACCGATCGCCTGCGCTAGCCCCAATTGGTCGGATTTGGACACCCTGCCCGCCGGGGTCGATCACCACCCGCCGCTGCCAAAGCCGTCCAGCGCGTCGTCTGCGCCGCCCCAGGCGTCCTGCTTGTCCGGCAGCGCCATGAAGTCGATCTCGCCGGCCTCGCGGGTGAAGGCGTAGTGCGCCAGGAACAGCGCGATGGCGAAGTCGCCGTGCCGGCGCAGCTTGCCGCCGCCGTCGGCCGCAGCCGCCTTGGCGCCCGCGCTCTGCGTATCGGCCTTGGGCAGCTTGGGCACGCCTTGCACCAGCTGCAAGGCGCGCAGGTCATCGCGCAGCGCCTCATCGCGCGGGATGTCGGTCAGCGTGGCGTCTTGCAGGCCGGCCTTGAGCTTGGGCATCTGCGCCAGGTAGAAGCCGTCGTTGAGCTTGACCTGCTCCACCATCTGCGTGCCGTAGCGCTGCGCCGCAGCCTCGGCCAGGGCGGCACCGTTGCCGGTGGCATCCATCGCCCCGCCCCGAAAGCGCGGCAGCCCGTCGACCAGCGCGTGCAGGATCTGCTGCTGTGACGAGAAGGGGCAGTTGGCCAGCTCGACCACCAGCACCACATGCTCGATCAGCTCGGCATCCTGCTGCAGCACGCAGATCACGCTCTGGTCACGGTTGCGCGCGAAGTCGTTGCCGAACACGTGGCGGCGTTCGATGTTCAGCCGCTTCAGGTGCGGCCACACCTGTTCGGCCAGCCAGCTGTCGATCGCAAAGCGCCTCACGTCCTCGGGCAGGTAGGCAAAGCCGTCGTCCCACTTGCCGCGCACCAGCACCGGGCCGGTGGGGTTGGCGGGCGACCAGGCCGGCACCATGCGCTGGCTGATGAGCGCCAGGCTCAGGTAGGCGCCGCCGCTCTGGCTGGGGATGACGTCCAGCTCCTCGGCGGCGTCGTCGCCGTACATGGCGCGCGCCTGGGCCACCCACTGGTCCTGGCCGGCCTGGGTCCAGGTCAGGCCCTTGCGCAGGCAGACACGGCGGTACAGGCCTTGCGCCACGGCATCGTCGAAGGTGATGCGGTGCACCGTGGCGGCGCCGCGCTTTCCGGCGCGTACCTCTTCGATCAAGCCGTTGAAGGGGTTCTCCACGCCGTCATGCGTGGACCAGATGCGCACCTTGCTGCCCCACAGCAGCATGGCCATCGCGGCCTTCAGCAGGCCGGCCAGCTCGGGCGCGAAGGCCGCCTCGTCAATGCCGATGGTGCCCTGCTTGCCGCGCAGGTTGGTCGGGCGGCTGCTCAGCGCCACGATGCGCCGGCCGGTGGCGGGGAAGTTGACCTCGTAGGTCTTGATGAAGCGCCGGCCCTTCTCGGGGTCGATGTCGTCGTCCCAGATGCCTTCGCCGATCGTGCTGGCCACGAAGCTGAAGGCCTTGGCCCACATGGCCACGGCTTCGATGAACTCGCGCGCCATGTCCTGGGTCGCCGAGATGTAGAAGTAGTTCTCGCCGCCCTCGGCCGCAGCCATCAGCACGGCGTCGGCGGCTTCAGCCCAGGTGGCACCCACGCGCCGGCTCTTCTCCCAGATCTTGAGCTGGGCTTCGTCGGCGATCCAGGCCTGCTGGTAGGGCAGCAGCACCGGCGGCGGCGCGTCGGGGGCATCAGGCGCTTGGTAGAGCGTCTCGATGACGTCGCTCACGCCGCACCTCGCATCTGCCGATCGAATGCGATCAGCATCAGCAGCCGACATGTCTTGCCACTCTTGAACAGAGCGGCGGCCACCTGGATCTCGATCGTTTTCACTGAAACGCCGCGCAGGCGCGCCGCCGCCTTGTTGCTGCCCGAGTCGATGATGGCCTGCACTGTTCTGGCTTCGCAGTCGGATAGGTGCCAAGGAGGCCGGACAGCAGCACTCACGCCGCCACCTTTTTCGTGATGCCCAGGATCTGCTCGCGGATCTCCTTCACCTGCGCCGGCTGCATGCCGCCGCTCTTGGCGATCTTGGCCACGGCAGCGGCGGCCTCCTTGGCGCGGGTCTCGACCTCGCGGCGCCAGCGGCGCTGCTTCACGCTGGCCTCGGTCAGGCGGGTGGCGGCCTTGGCAGCCTCGCCCATCATGCCCAGGCGGGCGATCGGGTCGTCTTCGCTCTCGGCCTCGCGGGCCTTCATCAGGCAGTCGAACATGTCGCTGCTGATCAGGGCCATCAGCGCTTCGCCGCGCGCATCGCCGTCGTCGCGGCTGCTCTCGGCGATCAGCTTGGCCGCTTCGGTGCTGGCCTTGATGCTTTCCTGGGCGCGCTTGATCTTCAGGCTCTCGGCGCCCACAGCGCTCTTGCCGATATACATCGCGACACCGGCCTCTTGCAGCATCCCCTGCAGCTCGGCGGTCACCGCCTCGATGTTGCCGAAGGCGCGCTTGACCAGCGTGGTGTGCAGCCAGTTGCGGATCTCGTCCGGCAGCTGGGCGATCTTGCTCACGGGCGGCATGGCGCGCTCAGATCGGTTGCGGGCGCTGCACGCCGGGCACCTCGGCGCGGCCGGTGGCCACGTCCAGGCCGCGTGCGGTGAGCGTGGCCACACCGACCGGGCCGCTGCTGTCGTGCTCGACCAGGCCCTGCTCGGCCAGCCAGGCCATGTCGGCGGCGATGCGGTCGCTGCTCACCACATGGCCCAGGGCGTCGCAGTAGCGGCGCAGCAGCAGCAGGTTGGCGCGGTACTGCGCGGCGGCCTCCAGGGCCTTGAGGATGACCAGGCGGCGGTCCGCTTGCTGGAAGTCGGCGAACTTCATAGCCGTGAGTCCTGTGCGCGCAGCAAGTACGCCTCGATCCTGTTGAGCTGCACCCGCATCGTCGAGATGGCCTCGGCCAGGCCGGCGCCTTGCATCGAGATGGCCTTGATCGACCCTTCCAGCTCGGCCACATCCGTGCGGCTGGGCACGTGCTTGGCCTGCTCCTCGACCACGGTCAGGCGGTGGCTCATGTGGGCCAGCTCATCAATGATCTCGTAGCGCAGGGTGGAGACGGCCTGGCCGGCATCCTCGCCCGGCTTGCGCAGCCACACGGCCACCGCCAGCAAGCCGGTGATGAGCCAGTTGAGCAGCGTGGCCCAGTCCTTGAATTCGGCAGGTAGTGTTGGCATGCGGGCGATGGTGCCCGCGGGGTCGGCTGAACGGCAGGGGAACCGGTTCAGGCTGTTGCGGCCTGGGCCGGCTGGCCGGCCGGATCAGCGCCGATGCACCACCACGTCCAGCTCGACCTGCAGGGCGCCGCGCGTCGTCGTCACCACGACCGACAGGGCAAAGCTCGTGCTGTGCTGCCCCTCGGCCACGGTGCCGCCGCCGATCTCGAGTTCGATGAACAGCCCGCTGCGTGGTCGAGCCCGGCCGATGTCCAGCCCCGGCGCCTGCACCTGGCCCACGGCCAGCGCGATCTCGCCGGCCATCAGCAGCGGTCGCAGGTCGACCAGGTAGGGACGCGTATCGCCCGGGCGCTTGTCGATCACGGCCGGGCTGGCGCCCATGCGCCTGGCAATCACGTCAGCTTGCAGTTCGGTGGCAGCCATGTCAGACCTCCTCGACCAAGGTGAAGAACTCATCCTCGACGACGTGGGTCACGCCGCTGATCACGATGGCGGTGCTGATCGTCCACTTGTACGACTGCCCCGCCATGCCGCCCGCCACATGCAGCTGCAGCACGTTGGCGTTCATCAGCGACACCACCAGGGTCAGCCCGGCCGGGGTGGTGATGGTGGGCGTGATCGATTCCACCGTGCGGTCCTTGATGAACTTGGTGTAGTCGATGTCGACCGACAGCGCTTCGCCGGGCTGCTTGGTCTGGGCGGGGGTCAGAAGGGCCATAGATGCCTCGCGGGTGTGGGTGAGTCAGGTGTCTCGCTTGGGGCTGCTGTAGTGCCAGGCCCGCAGCGGCGACACGTAATGCACCGATCGGTCCGGGCTGCTCAGGTGCGTGCTGCGCTCGGGCGAGGCCAGGGCGGTCGATCGGTCGCGGCTGCTGTAGCTCTTGTCCGCCACGGTGTAGGTGGCCGGGGTGACCACCGTGCCCGTGGCCGACTGGGTGACCTGGCCGGTGGCCTGCGCCGCACTGCCGGCCAGCGCCACCGCGCCGCTGCCGGCGCCCGTGATCGGGCTGAGCAGGTCATCGGCCGTGCCGTGGGCAGCCGGCTCGCGCACCTGGCCGCTGCCGCTGCCGGTGATGGCGCCCAGCGTGCCGGCAGATGCGCCGGCCACCGCCACGGCTGCACTGCCTGCCCCCCTGATGGCATCCAGTACCTGCAGGGCCGCGCCGGCCAGCGCCACACTGCCCTGACCGGTACCACTGAGGGGGCCGAGTGCGGGCACACCGGCACCTTGCACACCCGTTGATGCCGAGCTGTTGCCGCTGAGCACATCGACCTGGCTGGCGGCCGATCCGGCCACCTTCGCAGCAGCGGCGCTGGTGCCTGCAATGCCTGCCAGCTTGGTATCCGCTGCGCCCGAGCTGCCCACTGCGCCCGCGGCGGTCTGCAGCACCGGACTGGACGCTGTGTCGGCATTGCCAGCAACGGCGATGCTGCCGCTGGCGTCCTGGGTCGGTGCGCCCAGGCTGAGCGACGACGTGCCATTGGCGCCACCGTCAGGCGCCGCTGCGGCGAACCACCAGGGCGGTACTGGCCGCCGGGTGCCCTGGCGCCCGATGGGGGGCGCCATCGCCTACACCTTCAATTCGATCAGGCTCTGGTGCACCAGGATCGAGTTCGATGCACTGCTGGTCTGCCAGGTGGCGAAGACGTTGATGGCCTGTGCGGCACTGGAGTCGAACCCGGTGCCCACGGCCGGTGCGGTATCAGGCAGCAGCAGCGACCCCGCACCGCCGGAACCGGCTGCGGCTGACCCCACCACGGCCCGGCTGCTGAACCGACCGGTGCCCAGCACATTCGCCGCGGTACCGGTGCCCAGGGCACGCACGGTGAGCAAGGCATCGAGTTCCCAGCTGGCATTGGTCTGGGCGCTGGTGTTGAGCGTCATCGCGCCGAAGTTGGCCACGATGACCGAGCCGAAGCGCACATCCAGCGTCAAGGTGCCCGGCGAGGTGGCCAGGGTGCTGATGCGCCCGGCCAGCTTGAGCTTGAGCGTGGAGCCCACCTGCAGCATGCCGGCGGGCAGGGTCGCGATGCCGCTGCCGTGCAGGATGGATGTGGCCGTCGTGCTGCTGACCAGCGCAGTGCCATCGGCCTGGGCCGACGCGAGGATGAGGGGATAGGCGGGCAACATGGTGCTTGGGACCTCAGGCGCCTGGCGCCGTCATGTTCTTGCTGTTGATCGTGACGACCTGGTTGACGGCGATGTTGCTGTTGTCCAGCGTGATGTCGCCGCCGAACGTGATCACCACGCCGCTGCCCACGCCGGCCGTGCTGGCCATGTCCAGCGTCACGCTGGTGGCCGTGCTGGCCAGCACCTTGGCGCCGGCCGGAATGCCCGTGCCGACCGCGTTCATGCCGGCCTGGGCCACGGCAGCGCCCGAGGTGAAGGTCAGCACATTGCTGTTGGCGGCGCTGCTGGCACTGGTCGTCAGGGTGACCGGCATGAACACGCTGCCCTGCTCGTGGCAGGTGGTGCCCGCGCTGTCGACGATGCGGTAGTGGCCTGCCGTGCCGGCGGCTGTCGCCGCGCCTGACCAGCTGCCTGCCAGCACCTTGGTGCCGCCGCTGGCGGCGGCCATCCAGTCGGTGGGCAGCGCGATCTCGATGATCAGGGTGCCGGTCTGTGCCGCCGCCGGGTTGGCCGGTGCGGCGCCGGTGAGCAGGCGCAGCTTGGCGCTGGTGCCGGCTGTGGTCTCGATGGCATCGAGCATCGCATTGCGCACGGCGGTGCTGTACTGCATGGTCATGGGCAGGGTCTCCGGTCAGGGAATGGGGCAATGCGCCTGCGGCGTGCTCAGCGGCCGGTGCCGTTGCCGCCGACGCCGGGCATCAGTTCGGGTCGCATGCCGACATGGTCCATGCAGTGCTGCAGCGCCGGCAGGGGAACTGGTTCAGTCAGTGCTGTGCTGCGCCGGGCCGGGCCGATGCGGACCGGGTCACTTGCGCGCCGCAGCGCGCTTGGTCGGGCTGGCCGGTGCTGCAGGGGATGGTGCAGGGGCTGACGCCACGGGGGTGACGTGGGCCGCATGGGCCGCGCGCTTGCTGGTGTTGGCACCCACCGCCTGGTGGATGGCCAGCGCGGTGGCAGGGTCCAGGTCGTACAGCACCACCGGGCCGCGGCGCACCAGCACATGGTTGTCCGGGCTGACCATGATGATGGTGTCCCAGGTCTTGGGGCGAAAGAGTCGCTTGATGGCTTCGAACATAGTGGCCTCAATGCTGAGGGCCAGGCGCTGGGCCCGGCGTGCCGACATGGTCGATGCCGCACGGGGTGCGCGGCAGGGGAACCGGTTCAGTTTGTCAGCGCGGGCGGTGCTACTGCGCCCCAGCCAGCGCCTTGGCACGCAGACCATCGAACTCTTCGGGCGTGATCAGCTTGTGATCGCGCAGTTGCTGCAGCTCCAGCAGGCGGGCTTGCAGGGTGGGTGGCGGCACCGGGCCGGTGGCAGTGGAAGGGCCTGGCGCAGCGGCCATGTTGCGGCGGTAAGCCGTGCCGCGGATGAAGTACTCGTTGACGTAGCACATCGGTTCGATGTGCGGTTCGATCAGGCTGTGGATCTGCACGTAGTTGGCATTCATGCCGGCGGCGCGGTTCTTCAAGTCAAGCACAGCACCTTCGTATTCGCCCTTGAATCCGATGCCGCCGCAGCCGGTACCGTGCACGCCCGAGATCGGGCCGATCTCGATATCACTGGGCAGGGCATCGCCCTTGCCCACACGCACGGATGACGCATCCGGATGCGCCGGCGCCGATGGCGGCGTCTTGCAGCCCGCCAGGGCCAGCATGATGAGCGCCAGCCCGGTCAGTCGATGGATCGACATCTTGATTCCCCTGTCGTGAACCTACGCGGCGAACGGGCGCCGCACCCGACCTCAAATGAACCGTCTCCCCTGGCTACAACGGGGCATGTGGGCAACGATGGCGGCTTCATCACGGAGAACCGCCATGTGCATGACCCGCAAAGAACTCACCGACCTCATGGATACAGCCCGCGCAAAAGCCATCGAAGAAATCAAGGCGGCCAGGCTGCGCTCGGATGACCTGCTCAGGCCTGTCGATCAATCACAACCTGCCATACCAGCGATGACTGCGGCAGCGCCACTGCCAGTGCAGCCTGGCGTAGATCCGCATCGAACTTCTTGACGTCAATGCCCGGCTGCTGACGCACGGCATTGGTGATGGCGATCGGTCCGCATCAGCGGGAGACAACGGCGCTGACCAAGCAGGCCAGCGCCACAGAGTGACCCGCCGTTGGCTCTCCGTTGCATGCGGGGGTTGGGCGGCTGGTGAACGTTAGGCACGAAAGGATGAGCGCGATGAAGCTGAAGATCGAAGAACACTCGCACCCGAACCCGGCTTACCGCTACGGCGTGTTCTTTGTCGAAGGGTTCGAGATTGGCCGCGCCGACAAGAAGCCGGACGGCTGGGTGCTGGTACGGAAGCGCAAGGTTCTGACCGCCAATGAAGCCGCGCTGGCGATGGTGAAGGCGAACCTGAAGGACGCCCAGCTTCGCAAGGTCAAGGCCGCGGCAGACGAGGCCGGTGCGCGAATGATGCTGCTGGCCCTGCGGAAGACGCCCAACAAGGCCTTGGCCATCTCGGCCTCGCCATCTGTGATGCGCTGAATCAGCATCTTGGCAACCTCGGTCGGGCTGATCATCTGTTCATCCTTCGTCATGACATCCCCCTGAACTACGCGGCGAACGGGCGCCGCCCCCCTTGCTACCTCGCCACCCTGGCCTTGCCCACCCGCTTGCCCGCGGGCGCGGCTGCCCCCGTGCCGTCCACCATGTGGATCGCCTGCGGGGCGGTGACATCGCCCTTGATGTGCTGGCCGACCTGGCCGTGAAAGATCACCGTCGTCGTCTTTTCCGAAGGCGATGTGCGCCGCCCTGGCGCGGGCGGCGCCGCCGCCGGCATCTCGCCGGTGGCCAGCACCCCCACAGCGGCCCGGCGCACTGCCGGTGATGCCAGCTTGAACAGGGCCAGCACGCGCTGTTCGTCGTTCGATAGAGCCGGCGTCAGGGCTTGACCTCGTTGGCCAGTTACGACGTAGCGCACGTCCACACCCACACCTGCGACTGCGGCCATGTACGCCACATCCGGATAGCGCTGGCCCTTTTCGTAGAGCGCTTGCGACTGCCGGGTCGCACCGACTGCGCCGGCCGCTGCCGCGACAGCGGAAAGCTCCTCCTGGCTCTTGCCAAGCCGCTTCCGCTCTTCGCGCAGCCGTTCACCAATGACATCAAAAGATTCCATGTCGCCTCTTGCAAACGGAATCAAATGGTTCCACAATCAACCACATCAACCCGCAACTTAATTCGATTTCACACACAAGGCATCCCCATGAAGCATGACAAGGAGTTCTTCATTCCTGACCAGGAATCACCCACTGAAGTTGCTCTGTCCCGCATCGCCTGTGCCT